TATCTCCGGAGTCGTGCCATCTAAAATATTTTGTTTTTTTAGAATTAATTTGAACCGCCATCGCGTTGACCCATTGCGGGTGTTTAATCGCTTCGAGTCTTTTATATTGCGCATCTTGCACAACTTTAAAAACATAGCAGCCTTTTAATGCATAGCAATCGTAACACGTCGAGCCCTTGACCTGCTGTAATTTTTTGCCGGTCTTGCATTCTTTAGCTGGTAACCCTATCGCAAATCCGGGCATCTTGGACGGCTTTGATAATGATCCAGTTATTTGTTTTGCTTCACTTGTTTTCATAATTATCCTTTCTTATAAAATCCCATAATAACTATTTAATCTTGCTTGTCAACTTTTATTTTTTTATTGACAATGCTTGCTTGTGACCCTAGGGCCCACCCTCCCCCCCGGCTCGCGAGCTTGCGCTCGCGCTTCGGTAAGTTAGGATAATAACTTGATTAATTTATCGCCTAGGCGGTCGGCATTGATCAAGCCGGAGAGTTTACAACTCACAATTCTAGTGCTTTAGCAAAGCCGGATTACTGTATCGCCGGATCAGTGTTAACTGATCCCAAGTCCCAGGGGACAGCGCGCCATCCTTGCTGGGACCAGGGATCAGGCGCGGAGCAAATTAATAACTAGTATTTCTCCGCGCTTGACTATTTATGAATTACGATCCATAAATTCTTTTACTTTTTTTTCTGCCTCGTCTTCTATTTCTGCATCAGTTTTAGTGAACCAGGGTTCACCTAAAACTTTGTTAATGCCTCCATAGTATTTTTTTTCTAGCTCTTCAATAGCGTCTTCATAGACACTTAATTTAAGCGCTTCAATTTTTTGATCGCTCATATTTTGAAAGCTCCTCTATTGTTTTTTTTTGCTTCTCTTCTAGCTCTAAAACTTTAGTAGCCATAAGGTTCATATTCTCTTGCATAGAATTCATAATTTCTGCAAGCTTATTTAAACCATCTGCATTTTTATTAATCATATCTAAACTTTTTAGACTGACTTCGGTTAGTTGTTTTATCATTGTATTATCCTTTCTTTAATTAATATAGTTATAACATAATATCCCATAGTGTCAAATAAATAATTAATTTTTATTCAACCTATGCTTGTGCGCCGTGGGCCCACCCTCCCCTAGAATAAATAAAAATAAAGATTGACTTATTATTTTACTTGTAGTATAAAATCCCATAATAAAAGAAAGGATAACTAATGACAAAAGCAATGATGCAAAAATGGCAGCGCGACTGGTTCGTTAAAGAACTGGACCGAGACTATAACCCTTTAATTCAAGCTGCAGAATTAAAGATTAAATCACTTGAAGCAGAAGCAATAGAAATAGCTGAAAAAAATCTGGCAGATGATATAGGGGCAACACCCATTATTGAAGAGCTGCAGCAAGCTATTGAAACTGTAAAAAGTAAAATGAGTAAAGCGGCCAGGTTCTTTAGGACCTCCAAAGTAGCCAAGAAAAAAGATATTAATTATAAATTCCAAGAGAAGGAATTTAATTTAGATGGCTACGGTTCTAATAGAATAACGCCGGAGGATTGCTGGGAGCAGATAAGAGACTGGGCCGGTGATTTTGCACGGAAGCAAATTGAAAAAACTCCGGAAGGTAAAGCTTTAAAGATATTAGAGGACAATAAAAGAGTATCTTTAAAAGATATAATGGAGGCCGGAAGTCCAGCGGATTTAAAAGAGAAGCTACAAAGCAATCTTAAAAAAGATGGCTTGACTTGGACCAAGGACCAGAAAGCTTTACCACCGGCAACGGACCAAACAATTAATTAAATTAACGCTTGACTTATGTATGGGATTAATATAAAATCCCATACATAAAAGAAAGGATAATATGATTGATAAACTAAACATAGGCCAGAAGTTTATAATAACTTACAGGCCCAATACCCACAATGGTGAAGCTAGACCGAAGTTAAAAAATGGCAAGGATACTAGACAAATAACTAGACGCGCGCAATGGAATGATAAGTGTCTTATCAAACGCGACCAAGATAATAACATAAGATATATAACTTATTATGATTTAGACCAGCAAGGTTATAGATGCGCGGTTGGTAAAGTCTGGATCACTAGCGAGGTAGCATAATGACAGATAAGGTTAAGCAGTGGATCTATTATTATGATACCATTTATAAACGATCCCACAAAATAACTCTTCAATGTTTATTGACACAAATAAATAATAGAACTTTATTTTCTCAACGGACTAAAGTTTATTTTGCGACAATGAATTTATTAGAAGAGTTTAAAGAAAAATATAATAAACAGCAATGGAGGCTGGATCAAAAGACTGTGGTTCAGGAATATTTTTTGAATAAATAAACACACAACATCTAGGGTATGGGATTAATCCCATACCCAATGCAAAAACTGCATAGCTCGAGAACTTTGGGCCCACCCACCCCGAGGGGTCCCAGCCAAAACCGATACAGGCTCGCGAACTAAGGGCCCACCCTCCCTCAGCCAGATAGGGATCCTAATACATCTACCTTTACAGTTTGTTTTAGTCATAGATCTGTGGTAATTTTAAAACCGAACCAAAACAGAAGTGAAAAAAATTCTGCAAAAATTTTATGAAACCGAAATATCTCGAGAAAGATTTTACCCGAACATTATCGTTTGAACGTCAACAAGAGTATGCACAACTGCATATGCTTAAAAAGCAAAAAGAAAAACAAGAAAAAATTAAAAATAGTTTTATGGCTTTTGTTAAAGAGATGTGGCCAGAGTTTATTGAAGGTAGACATCACAAAGAAATAGCAGATAAGTTTGATAAGATTGCAAATGGTAAAATTAAAAGATTAATTATTAATATGCCACCTAGGCATACTAAGTCAGAGTTCGCGTCCTTTCTTCTCCCCTCTTGGATGGTAGGACGTAAGCCTGATCTGAAAATAATACAAACGACCCACACAACTGAACTCGCGCTTCGCTTTGGACGTAAGGCTAAAAATTTAATTGATAGCCCCGAATACCAAAAAATATTTCAAACAAGACTAGACCCCGATTCACAAGCCGCGGGTAAATGGGAGACTGAACAAGGTGGTGAATACTACGCAGCCGGTGTTGGATCTGCCATCACGGGCCGTGGAGCGGATTTACTTATTATTGATGACCCACACTCGGAGCAAGACGCAATGAATCCAGAAGCGCTGGAGCGTGCTTACGAATGGTATACATCAGGACCTAGACAAAGACTTCAACCAGGTGGAGCAATCGTTGTGGTTATGACTCGTTGGAGTTTAAAAGATTTAACTGGTGCATTAATTAATTCACAAAAAAATGTCAAAGCAGATAAATGGCACATTATAGAATTCCCAGCTATTATGCCATCAGGTAAACCTATTTGGCCGGAGTATTGGCAGAAGAAAGAATTAGAAGGTGTAAGAGCCAGTTTAAGTGTTAGTAAATGGAATGCACAATGGATGCAAAACCCAACGAGTGAAGAAGGATCAATTTTAAAACGTGAGTGGTGGAAGCTTTGGGATAAACCATCTATACCCCCTTTAAAACATATCATTCAAAGCTATGACACAGCTTTCTCTAAAAAAGAAACTGCAGACTTTTCTGCCATTACAACCTGGGGAGTTTTCTATCCAAATGAAGATAGTGCTGCTAATTTAATATTATTAGATGCCCATAAAGAACGATTAGAGTTTCCAGAACTTCGTAAAGAAGCGTTAGAGCAATACAAATATTGGAACCCTGACACCGTTATCATCGAAGCAAAAGCAAGTGGTCAACCCTTAACTTATGAGTTGAGAAAAATCGGGATACCTGTTATAAATTTCACTCCTAGTAAAGGACAGGACAAATTTTCTAGGGTTAATAGCGTCGCTCCGATGCGTTTTAGACAGGGAGGTTTTGTAAGCTTGCCTGACGATTACAAAGAAGACCCATTACCGCGAATAGATAAGGAATACTACTGATGACATCAGAAGAATACGGCCAATACATAGATGACTTTGAAATGGGTATAGATGTAGACCCAACTGAAACTTTAACAGATTACATAGAACGAAGACGTAGAGAGTTTGATTCAAAAGCGGACGGCGGATCGATTGGCATAGAAGTTTTGTTTACAGAAAAAATGGCTAATGGTGGTAGAGTGCCAATGTTATCAGGTGGAGCTTTAAAGACTGTTGGCTCTGGTATTATGAAATTATTTGGTAAAGGTGATGATGCAGTAGATCTTGCTAAACAAGAAGAGATATTTAGATCAGG